TGCAGGCGGAGGGAGAAAAGCGATGTATCTGCGGCTCTGCCGAATGGCAGAACAAGGACAAAGAATACGAGCTTCTTTCTGAGCCGATAGTGCAGATGGACGGCACCATCATACCGGCGCTCTCTCCGGAAAAGGACGAAGAGGGCAACGAGGTCATGGAGGACTACGAGGAACCCGTATTCGATAGCTATAACGGTATGCCGGTGCAGCGCATGGAATATCTGCTGGACGATATGGGGCTGCCGATGCAGGACGAGCGGGGGATGCCGATAGCCCGCCCGATGACCCAGACCATGCGGCGGGTAAAACTGGGACAGACAAAGATACCCTACTATTACCCCAGGCGCTATCCGATATCGATACGCAAGAACATAAGCCAGCATCAGGCGGTTTTCGGGCTGTCGGACATGGACTTGATAAAAGACCACCAAATAGCGATCAACAAGCTGCTGACCAAGATAGATGAAATACTGCTGAAAGCTGCGCGGGTGATACCCACCGTACAGGGACACCCCATACACCTCACCGACGAGACCTATCAGTTTGCCGAGATGGATAATGTTTCGATAGGCGCCACAAAGGTGCTCGACCTTTCCGCCAATCCCTCCGCTCTGGTATCAGAGGTGCAGCAGCGGTATTATATGGCGAAATCCACCTTGGGGATAACAGATACATTCCAGGGCAAGCCGGACACCACCGCCGAAAGCGGCACAGCAAAGCAGGCGCAGATAGCGCAGGCGGCGGGCAGACAGCGTTCCAAGCGCGTTATGAAAAATGCCGCTGCCGCCGAAAAATACGAGATGTTTTTCAAGTATATGCTGGCATATTCCGACGAGCCCCGCAGCTACACCACGCAGGACAAAAACGGTAAAAAGACCGAAAGTGTATTCAATAAATACGACTTTTTGGAGCAGGACGAGTACGGCAACTGGTATTATGATGACGAATATATCTTTTCGGTGGACGAGACCGGAATAGACGCGGACAACAAGCAGTTTATGCTGGAGGACTTGCGGACAGACTTCGGGCTGGGCGCATACGGCGACCGCAACGACCCGCAAACGATACTGTCCTACTGGAAAGAAAAAGATATCATCGGCTATCCCAACGCCGGGCGAATGGTGGAGGAATGGACGCAGCGGGTGGAAGAATACCAGCAGATGCAGTCTTTCCAGCAGCAGCCATTCCAGCAGCCCGCGTCCGGCGAACTGCTCACACAGGAGGCGATAACACTATGAACTGCTGCGATATAGCGCCCACGATAGTAAAGGGTTTCTATCGTACCGAAAACGACGATACCCCCGACGCCACAACAAGGCTTTTTCGGGTGCTGGTCAAACAATGTGTAAACCCCAAGTGCCCGAACTATGGCAACACATGGGAGGAAGAACACGAAGAAAGCATAGGCAAATATACGGCATAAGGAGAACCGCAGGGTTCTTTTTTTAATGCATAAATCCGCATGGCAAAAGCGAGAAAATGCCGATACAGAAAGGGAATTATGGAAAACTTGAACACATTAACCAACGATGTGCAGGAGCCGGTCGTGGAGGCTCCACAGCCGGAAGAAGTTTCGAGCGAAGATGCATTCCCCGCCGGTGAGGACGTCGCGCCGGAGGAGGACGCACAGGCAGTCGCAAAGCCTGAACAAACTCCGGAGGAAAACCATGCCAATGCCAACCTTCGCAGAGCGAAGGAGGCGGCGGAGCGCCGTTATTACGATACCGAAAGGGCGCTGCAGGCAGCGCGGCAGGAGACGCAGCGCCTTATGGAAGCAGTAGCCGCCTACGGTTACAAAGGCTCACCCACAGAGATAGCGGCGCAGATCATAGCAGCGCGGGATAACAGCACCACCGAATCGGTGGCTGCCCGATGGGAAGCAGAGCAGAAAGCATTAGACGAGCGCATTCAGCACGACCCCCGCGTACAGCGTGCGATGGTCTACGAACAGCAGATGATGATTGAAGCGCAGATGCAGCGCGACCTGCTGGCGATCAAAAACGCTTTTCCCACAGAGACGGCAACAAGGCTGGACGATATCAAAAACGCCAAAGAGTTTGCCGGGTACATCAAAAAGGGGTATGACGCGGTAGATGCATACCGCCTCGCCAACATGAGCAGCCCGCCGAAAACCAAGCCCAACGACAAGGGGCATATGGTGATGGCGGGCGGCGGAGCAGGTTCCACCGGGCTTGCAGATATCCCGCGCGACGAGCTGAGCGTGTGGCGAGAGGGTTTCCCAAACGACACCCCCGCACAGCTCAAAGAACGATACAACAGACATCTGAAACGAATAGGAGGATAAAATGTTCAAAATCCATCACAGTTCGGTATATCCGAACAACGAAACTACCGAGTTTCTTCCGTCCACCGCTTCCGAGGTTTATACAGCCGGAGAAGCTCTTGTTATTACCGGCGGCGCAGCCACCAAATGCGGCGCTGATGCAAAGCCTACCCACATAGCGATAGAGAGCTATGCCGCGCCCGCGGAGGGCAACCGCCCGATAGCGGTCTATGCGATACACCCGCAGATGGTTTTTGAGGTGCCCTGCACCGCTTCCAACGCGGAAACCGCAGTCGGCGCAAAGGTGACCCTGCACACCGACGGCTTGCAGGTGACCGCCGCCGCCGGCGGGCAGATAACCGTTGTGCAGCCCGGCGAAACAAGCATACTCGCCAGAGTAGAATAAAGGAGGTAACGAATAATGGCAGGCGTTGTATTTTCCCAGCTTTCCGGCAAAAACGACAGTTTGTTTAAAGCGGTCGAGGGCGTGATAACCGAGGTCATCATGGATACCGACACCGGCAAAACCAAAGAGGACGAAGTCCTTGAGGCGATGTGCAACATCAAGAAATCCAAGAAATTCGGCGAGCGCGGCGGCGGTATGACCGAGTTCGCCAACTTCGAGATAGTTGGCGAGGGCGGAGTAGCTCCCAGAGACGACATGGAAGAGGGCTACGGGAAGCTCATAACCTTCGACGAGTTCTCCAAAGAATTTGTGGTCACCCGCAAAATGGTCGCCGACGAGCAGATAGACACCGCAAAGACCGCGGCAAAGGCTTTTGTAAAAGCGTATAAGCGTTCCAAGCTGCAGTTTGCCACCGACTATATGACCGCCGAGGGCGCGGAGTTCATCTATGGCAAAACCACCAAGGACAGAACGACCGGAGACGGCAAGGCGCTGTTCGCGGTAGACCACCCCGGCAAGCGCACCGGAGTACCGGCGCAGTCCAACGTATTCACCAATGCTTTTGGCGACGATGCAAGTATGCTCATGCGTCTGGCTTCGGTGGGCAGAAACTTCAAGAACGACAGCGGCGCTATCCTTGGGTATACATTCAACAAGATAATGATACCCGGCAACTGCTGGCGGCTGGAAGATCTCATCAAAAGGATAATCGGCTCCACCCAGATAGTGAACAGCCCCAACAACGATATAAACACCCAGAAAAACCGCTGGGAGCTGGTGGTAAACCATCTGTGGGAGGTGGAGGACGACTACGAGCCTTATATCCTTATCTCCGACGACGCCATGGAGGACTTGCAGGCGGTCAACTTCTTCAACAGAGAGAATCTCGATGTAAAGAACGAAGTGGATATCCACACCCGCAACCTTGTCTGGAACGGCTACTGCCGCTTTGGTATCGGCGCTTACAACTGGAGAGCTACCATAATGGGCGGCGCAAAGGTCGGCACCACCCTGACCTGATGACGGGAGGGGAGTATGGTACCAAAAGGCTTGAAAAAGGGCGATACTTTTACGGACGGCGGGCTTTATAAAGTGCTCGATGTGCTGCCGAGCGGCAATTACATCTCAGAGCGACTTGCAAAGACCGCCAAGGCAGCTGCGGAAGCTCCGGCAAAAACGGATACCCCTTTGCCAAAGCAGCCCGCAGCCGCGCCCAGAGCGCCCAGAAAACGCAGGAAATGAAAAAACCATACACCGGAGGGCGGGAGCACTGCCCTCCGGCTCTCTTTTAAGGAGGGCTTATGAAAAGAACATG